GCCGTGTCCCATCACACGTGCGATCTCCGCGCGCTCTTCCGGNGACAGCACGGTGCCGACCGGGCGACCATCCGCACGCCACGTGTAGTCCCCGATGGTCTCCGATGAAATCCCCAGCGGGTTAGCGAACGTGCGTATAGCGACACGGAGCACGATGGGCTCCAGCGCGGCGGGAAGCGGGACCTCGTCGGACAGCCCCGCTTCCACACGCACCGCAATCTCAGCGTCCTCCAACGCCGCTTGGACACGCTCGTGCTCCGAGTCAGACACCGGTTGGGGATACCGCGCGAGAAACTGTTGTAAAGTGGGCACGGTATCTCACCACCTATCAGACGTCGCCGTTACCGCCGTTACCGTTACCGTTACCGGGGTCTTCGTCTTCCTGGATCACGGCCGCGACCGCGCGAAGCATAGTCGGGTTCTCCATGTCCACGGTCTTAGAACCGTCAGCGTTGTATGTGATCTCAGGGTCGAGTGTCTCCCCCACACCGACAAACGTCGACAAAACCGACCGGTCACGTGCTGTCGCACTGTTGTAGTCTCGCAGAGCGCGCATGGCCACGCCAGCGTAGGAAATGCTGGAGCCAGACACCGCACCCTCAGGAACACGCGGTGCCCGAGTCACCAGCGTGTACGCGCTAGGATGCAGAGCCACCATGCGGTCGGGATCGATCGCTGGGGACACCACCACGCGGAAACCGTACAGGTTCCCGAGTTCCGCGGCCCTCAGCGCACTCGCATCGCCCGCATAGCTAGCGCGAGTCAGGTTCGGATCCTGGAGAAGGTAGCCCTCAACATCCACACCCACGACGAGCACGCGGCCAGTCATCGGCACGCTACGCGCGTTCAAGATTTTGCGCAGTTCGGTGATAGCCCTGCGAATCTTGCCACCGCCCAGCTCGTCCGGAGTGCCGCTCACCGTAAACGCCGGGGCCAGTCCGTTAAATCTCGCGGCGATCAGCGATTCAACACGGTCAGCGATCGCGCGAGTCTGCGGAGCCAGAACTTGCGCACCAAAATCCACGATGTCAAGAGTCAGCTCCGCGTCGGTCAGGTCTACCGCAGAGTAAATGTGGTGCTGCAGCGAGACCGAGATGCTGCCTTCCTCCAGATCCTCAGTCTGGAGCTGGTAATTAGACCCCTGCATGTCCCGCAGAGCTTCGGTGACACCCGACAGCAGCGACGGCCTCTTGATGTTGACAGTATCGCCGCGGGCACCGGTGAACTCTGCTCCAGCGTCACGACCAACCAGCGCGGTCAGAACCAGCTCACGTTCAAGCAGGCCAACTGCGGCCGACGCCCATTTTTCAGCTTTCACAATGTTATGAGCCATGTGTTAGCTCCCCCTTCCTAGTACGGAAGCCTCTTACGAATCGCTTCCGCCAACTCAGCGGGACTCGGATTGGAGCCCACACCGCCACGTCCCGGTGCATCCCCCTGTGCCGGTTTCGGACGAGTCACCAGTGCGGGTTTCTGCCTTTCAGCCAGTGCCTCAGCGACCGCGGCAGCAGCCTCACGCAACTCCTCCTCACTGTCACCGCTCAGCCGCTCCACCACGGCCAGCGGCACACCGGTCTGCTCAGCCACCCGGGCACGCACAGCCGTCATGCGCTCCTGATGCCACCGCTCTTCCAACTCGGCGATCCGCTGCAACGCCTGCTGCAACTGGTCATCAGGGTCGCGGTCTTCCGGATCCTTCCGGTCCTCATCAGCGCGTGACTCCTTGGACGTGTCCGCGCTCGACTTTTGCTGCAGTTCAGCTAACCGCCGTTTCAGCGTGGCGATCTCCACGTCACGGGGATCCGGACGACGCGGAGCGGACCCCTCCTGAGGGACCTCCTCAGCAGGCGTGTCGCTGTCAGCATCCCGAGTCGCTGTCTCGGTGGTGTTCTCCGACATCAGTCCTCCTTTTCTCCTGCCTCGTCTTCCTTACGCCGCTGTTTTGCCAGCTCGCGACGAAACTCGTTCAAGTTGGGGTGTTTGAGGTTGTCCCACATTGTCGCGTACTGTTGGGACGTTGGATGCAGCTGGTAGCGGCCCCTACCAAAATAGGGCTCAATAGTGCATTTGCATCCGCGGTGCCAATGACGGCCCGCACCTGCAGCCCACGAGGAGGAGTACACGGGACCGCGGGATGCCAACATTGCGCAGAACGCACAACTGCGTCCACGCGCGATCCTTGCCCACCGCACAGGACGTGACTCCTCCTGCATGTGCGCGGCCAACGCGGTACGGCCACCAGCCATGGAGGTGCGCGTAGCATCCAGGCTCAGCGCTACGAGCGACCGACGAGCAGCAGCCTCTTCGGTAAGCCCATCCTCCACCAGTGTGGTGACATATGACGGTCCCCAGCGCGTTACCGACTCGCTCCATGCCCACGGATCCAGCGGATCCAGGATCACGGACGTGAATGGCTCTTGCACACCTTCGGCCTCACGGAACCGCTCATAGTACCGTTGCGCTGTTTCCGCGGACAGCCGATACGCGGCCGCTACCTCAGGCGCATGCTCCGCCACCCATGCGGCGAACACTGCGGGGTCAAACGCGACCTCCTCAGTCCACTCCTGCTCGAACGTGCGAAGCAGACTTTCCAGAATGCCTAACTGAGCGACACGATGCGCTTCAGTGAGCACCGCACCTACCTCAGTCACCGCCACTAGGATCCCCCTCCTCGACAGGCAGAGAATCCCCGGAGGCTTCTACAGGAAGCTGTGTTTCATCGCCGCGGAGCAGCGTCGCGGCAACCTCCGCCACATCCATGGCCATATCCTGCTGCTTCAACCGCTTCCACCTGCGGATCTGGAACGGCGTGACACCCGGGATCAGTTCCCACAACGCCTCTGCAGGGATCCCCAGCATGGTGGCCAGTTTGCCGAGAGCATCCGCGGAAGCAGCCAGAGAACGTGCCTCCGTGTCGCGCCACACAACACGAGCACGAGTGTTCTCCGCATCCTCGACCTGCCCTGCAGCAAACGCCATAAGCCGAAAAACTCGCTCCCATGCCTCTCCGAAAACCGCCTTTCTTTCCGAGACCTTTCTTGCCAGTCCCGCTTCCGCGGCAGCCAGCGCTTCCGCGCTAATGTTGACCAGTCCGCCGAGAAGGTAGTGTGGCGGCACCTGGGCAATAGTCGCCATCTGTTTAATGGCGGACTCCTGCGACGCAAGATAGCCCGTCAAATCCGTTTCCGTGAACTCGCCGAATCTCGCATCTTTAGACGCGGTAGTCCACAGTCGATTCACCGCGGCCTCGAAGGGCTCAATCGGTCGCCCGGTTTCCGGATCGCGGGGGATCTCCACACCGGTAGCCCATTTTTGTTTAAACGCCGCATATTGTTGAGCGATCAGCAGGCCCAACGTTGTATCGTTCAGACGATCCTGCAGCGGGATGAGGGGCCACACCTCGCCGAGCTCGGCGATCCGCACATCCGGATCATCGGTCCACTGATTGCGGAAAACCACCACGGGACACACGCCGAACGGGTGAGTCCAAGAATCCAGCAGCCTGTATTCCTGGACGTTCCCGTGATCTCCGGACGGAACCCAGAATGACCACACACCCTCAGCGTCCACGAGGTCCCACACATCGCCCACGAGCCCCAATTCGTTCTTCACCCGGGTTCGCGAGCGACGGATCGCGTAGTCCGGAAATTCCGCATCCGGATCCTCCTGAACCACATACATGGCCAGCGGGGAATACACGCGTGCCACGGGACCTGGATCGCCAGGCCACACCATCACGTACCCGTGTCCGTACGTCAGCGCGGACCGGTACACGTGCATTTGGCGTGACGATAGTCCGTTAGCCATCCAATATTCCCACACGCTGAGGTTATCGGGATGCTCATCATCGCGGTAACCCTCGACATACAAATTCTGGGCCACCGTAGTAACAATCAGTGGGAGCCAATTCCCAATAGCCTCTTGACGGAAGCCGGAGAACTCTCCCTCGTGGGAGCGTGGCATGTACGAGGGGTCGTGGAGTCCCCGCATATACCTACGCACGCGGTCCAGCGCTTGTTCCTCGTCCGCGCGAGATCGCAGCGCGTGCGCCAACCGTTCCTCCGCAGTCACTGGACCGCCTCCTTTCACTATCCAAACCCAAACAGAACTCCGGGCTGCTCATCGCCGCGGTTCCGCTCAGACAAACTGCCACGTTCAATCGCCATGCGACGCGCCTCACGAGCTATCACCATGGCTACTGCAGCGTCGACCTTCCGTTCCGACTCCCTCGACTCTTTCCCAAGGCCGACCCCAAACGCGTTCGGCCGTCGCCGAGCGTTCTTGATGTGGCGGATTAGCCGCACGTCGTTGGCGATAGTAAACGTGCGTTCCTCGATCGCGGCCCTCGTCGACTCAGCAGCGCGCGTGAAGTCGCGGAGCCTACCCCGCATGTCGAACGCGACAGAATGTCTCGCGGAAGCGCGGACAGCAAGCCGGTCCCTGTACTGCTCTGCCCACGTGTCCACGTACGATTGCCAATAGGCCACGTCAGCGAAGAACGCGACCACGTCCCAACGTTCGAACGCGGCACGCACCGCCTCAGTGACCTCGTCCGTAGGCACCGACCATCCCTGGGCATCCGGAGAGTCCGGACGTTCCCAAATACCCAGTGGCCACACGTGACCGGTCTCGATGTCGCACGCGATAAGCGCGGTAGCGTCCACTGCTTTAGAACCGTCAAACCCGAGTGCGATCATCGCACCGTCCGGGATTTCCCGGTCCTCAACGATGGCATCCACCTGGTCCGGACGGACCCAAGCATCCGACGCGGCAACGATTTGGTTGAAGAAGAAGCGCCTGGCTTCCTCGACAGGCTGCCGCGGGTCGTAAACCTCGGCCACAATCCGGTCAAAATCAACCCAGGTCGAATCCCCGTACGCAATGCGGAGTGCGCGGCGCAAGTCCTGCTCGTCCGCAATGTCCACGTCCGCGGGAGCCTCGCGGCAGTCATACAAATAGGGAACTCGATACCCCGGGTCTTCCGCGGCACGCTGCTGCATGGCTAGGTACATCTCGTAGGTGCTCTGCGCCACCGAGTGGCGGCTAGGGTCGTGGGCGTTGGTGATCTCCACCGCTCGAGCACCGCCACCAGCGATTTTGCCTAGGTTTCTCCGCACCGTACGGGCAACGTGGTGGCCACCGGACGATTCAGTCCAGTGGTGCGTTTCCTCAAAAATCGCGAAAGTCGGCCGACCGCCTTCCAGCGACTGGCTGGAAGACGTCACGGGCTCAATCCTCCCAGGTCGACCCGATGCGAACTGGACCATGGTTTTTCCCACGTCCAACCCGTAGTCAGCTACCGCGGGACTCGCTACCACCATGCCGCGAATCATGTCAAACGTGTTCGCGGTCTGCGCATAACTAGTCGCCGCAATCTGAACCCACGGGGAATGGACGCGTTTCCCAATGGGATGCAGCGCGTCCCCCGAATGCGGTCCCACGCACGTGGCGCAGAATTCTCCTGGACGAGCCCAGTGGGAAAACCGCACCGGACCCAAGAACTCCGCCAAGCACAAAAGCGCGGCGAGCGGGGATTTTCCCCATCCCTTAGCGCGGCGAAGTGTTGCGCCGTTGTACACAAACCTGCCGCGGTCGTCTACAGCGTAGAGCCACAGCACAAACCTGACCTGCTCTGGCGTAAACCGCCACTGTGTCCCCGCACGCTCCCCATCAGGCTGCACAATGTAGCGCGTAGCCCACAGCAAAACCCCCCAGCCCAGCGTACAATCCGGAAGATCATGAGGCAGGTTGCCGGTCTGTCCTCCAGAAGAGCCCATCAACGCTCCCAAATCGTCCACGCGCGACCGGGAACGCTGACCGGTGGGCACTTAACCAGCGACTAAACCCGCGCGGTAACCATCTCAGCCCTCCTGAGCCAGCATTTCCCGGTACTCAGCCAACACCGCAACATTGTCCGGGGTTGCTTCCGGACCAGAGTTCGCGGCAGCAGCAGCGCTCGCCTCACCACCCGACACACTCCCAACGCGACCCCGAAGACGTTCCATGTGGGTACCGCCTAATGCGCGTTCCGCGCGGAACACGATCTCGAAAATCCGAGCTTTCCGCATCGCGTCCTGCTCACGATGCATGGCATCTACCAGCGGCAGCAGGTTCTTCAGAACCTCCCAGTCGGAAGGCTCGAAGTGCGCCACCTGCGCGGAGTGACACCACGCGGCCCACCACTCCCGGGTCGCGGACAGCCAGCGCTTGGGATTGGGCAATTCGGGAATTTCCCTCGCGGAAGTCCCCAGCGGAGCGCCACGAACAGAGTCCGTGGTAGGCTGAGAACTGTCCGGAGCACCGCACGCGGGGCACGCGCGGCCGTCCGCATCCCGCAGAGAACCACAACTCACACACTGCCTACGCCGGACCCCAGTAAACGTGTCCGCGTTGCGCCGTCGCCGATTGGGATTAGGAGGAGGTCCCATAC